AACATTACGCTTCCTGTGTATTCAATGTAGTCTCCGAACTCCTGTGCAGGTCTATGATACCTGTCTCCATTGAATCCAACGCAGGGTAAATCAGTAATTACATACTCAGGAGAGTTAGACCATATAACTTTTTCAGGTGCGTATTCTTTATTGACCGACATAATTATTAGGTCGTTAATTTTTAAGGGGTATCTATCTTGGTCTGAGAGGGTCGTATCGAGCATAAACTGTAGATTGAACCCTGATCGCCCATAAGACGCTTCACGCTCCATTAGATCAATGGCTGAGAACCTTATAGGGTCAACAGGCTCTTTTGGTTCTGCAATTCCTTCTGATAAGTTCTTTGCAATACGAGGAGCAAGGCGATCTCCATAGTTGTTTTTATGGTTTGGGTACCTAGCTGTCCATATTCGTGTTTCATAGCCACGTTCTTCTAGTGTCAGGTACAAACTATTTTCTACTTGTGGTGTACCAAGGAAGGTAATTTTTCCATTTGGTTTTAATATGGCTTCAAATTCTTTTACAGCTTCGCCTAGTTTGTCTCTCATAGGCTGTGTAAAGCTGTTGTTAGGCACTTCACAATCGTCTGCTATGACTTCATCAGCACGACTCCCTGCAAGCTGCGATAAGACCCCTTTAGAGGAGCAGGAGGGTGCGTGATCGGCACTGGCAGGTCTTACATCAAAGCTAACCTTACTGTTTCTCTGGTCATCTCTGGGGATTAGTGGAGCTAGTATAGGCATCTCGTTTATAAGACGCATAGTAAAGGTAGTAAAGTTATCAGCCCTGTCTTTACTGGCAGATACCACAAGAAACTTTAGTTGTGGGTCTATTCTTAATCGCCAAACAACATAAGTACTTGTAATCCAACTTTTACCTACACCACGAAACCCCTGTATGATCTTTCTTCTAGCCCCATGTTGTAGATATTCAGCTATATCTAGCTGAACAGGTGTAGGGTCTGGTAGGCTTAGATGTCTCCAAGTAACGATTAAGAAATATCTAAAGTCAAGTAGCTTTTCTGGTAGTTCTTGCAATTATAATTCGCTAGGAGGGATAGTCTCTAGGTCTGGTAAATTGGTCATAAGGTCTTCTATTGGGTTATTTTCTACAGGAATACACTCGATACCATTATCTTTTAGGAATTGTCTAGCTACGTTTAAGTCTCCTGCCTTTGCTTCGCCACTTTTTATCAGATCAAGTATATGTTTAGCCAACTCATAGTGTATGGTTTTTAGTAATTCTAAATTTCTATCCATAATTACTAGCTTTTTTGTTTAATATAATCACTTTTTAGCTCTATTGCCAAACAATACATACCTAACTTTACCTAGTAATCCTTGTTTTTGTATCTTTCTATATTGTTTTAGCTCTCTCTCAAGATGATAATTTCTAGTTTCTGCTTCAGAAATCTTTATAAGTGATGCCATAAGTAACATATCTTGTAGTCTTATCTGTTTTACAAGGTCACAACAATAGTCTTTGATAACAAAGTCTGGTAGTTCTTTAACCTCCCTGCATTTAAGTTCTATTTCAAGTTCTATTTCAGGTGGAGGATTGCCAATAAGAACATTAAAAAATTCTCTATTGTTCATATCAATTCAGTTTTGGGAATAGTTGTTGCTCCAACATATCCACAGCACGATCATCTAGCGTATTGCTAGTTTGTTTACAGATTGCTCTAAGCAAATCAACTACTAATCTCTTCACAGCAGTAGTAGTAAAGAATTTTAGTAGTATTGGTTTTAAGATTTTTAGCATAATAACTATTGTGTTACTTTCCAAACATAGCTAACTTGGTAGTATTAAACAAGAGTCTTAACTTTTATGGAAGATCAAGAGCCAAGTAAAGTTGAAACCATTGTCAAAGTCTGCGTACTTCTTTGGTCGGCAACGCTATTATCTCTCTCATACTATGAACCGCCATCTGGTAAAAAGATTGTAGATTTTGACCCGACATTTATTGCAAGTATTTTTTCAGCTAGTACTGCTTCACTAGGGTTTCAGATAAAGAAGAAAAAAGATACTATAGTAGATAATAAGAACTCTAAAGTTGGCATCAAATGAAAAAGCTACTCTTACTAGGTTTATTTTTAGTTGCTCCTTGTTACGCAAATGGACTACCCACTTGGACAACTGGAAGTAGTAACAGAACTGAAAATACTACACAAACCATAACTCGCAGCGTAGTTACTCAGAAATATGGGAGTTCTCTAAACACTTGGGAAGGCTCTAATATTCAAGTTACTAGTGCTACTAGCGGAGGAATAACAGCTTCAGATGCAGTATTTACACCTTATACAACCTCTGCTGATTGGTCATTAAATGTGACTACTAGAGCATCAGGAACTAAACTAGAAGAAATTACACAGAATGATACGATTACGACTACTAGCGTTATCACTTCTTTGTCTGTCTTTAGTCAGTAATAAAGCAAGAGCCGAAGGCGATACAAACGTACAGGCTCAACCAAATGCGGTTGGTAATTCTAGTATTATTAACCAGAATATGAATATTAATAATGGAATGACAGGTAAACAGCAGTTTGGAAACTTAGTTTGTAGTCAACCTACTTTAGCTGTAACTCCTTTTTATACAGGGAATGATGCACAGGGGGAAGAAACTTATAGCATCAATGAAGGTTGGGGAGTACAGATGAGCTTTATGATACCTCTGGGAGATAATAAAACTTGTAACGACTTAGCAAAAGTAAAGCTAGACCTAGCCAAAGAAGAACTAGACAAGCAAGTGCATGATAAACACCTCGTTCGTATTTTGAAATGTCAGCAGCTTCACGCATCAGGATACATGATTAACCCTGCTTCTAAATACGCATACATCTGTAGTGATGTCATTAATATACGAAGTTATGTTAAAGCTAATCCCGAAAAATTTAAAGGCGAGTAACGCTCTGTAGAGGAGTTACGAATTAAACAAGTTCCCACTTGTGTTCGTTTCATAAATCCGTTGACCACTGCGAGGAAAGGCATTGACGGATTCTTGAGTTCATCTTAGGAGAAATGACAAATATCCTAAGAGAGATCAAGCAGGTACACTCGCCTAAACCTCTTGTCTTTCGTTGTATCACACTTTGTTTAGGTCAGAGGTTGGTTAACCTAAATGTGTGTTGTCTGCGGAAAGACTTGTAAATATACTATACCTTATTTCTTTCTATCTGCAATCTCTTTCTTAAGTACTTTAGTAAACATCTTTTTAAATGTTTTCTTGATAAAAGCTAAAACACTTTGCATAGCAATACCACCTGCTACACTTACTACGCTTGCTGTTCCTGCTGCTATTACACTTGACGCTATAACCTCTGGGGCAGGTATAGGCATTTCGCCAAAAAAAGGTATATTAAATGTAGCTATAGCTTCTTCAGTTGATAAAGTTTCTTTGGTGTCTGGCAGGTTTGTCGGTATTGACTCTGGTGTTACTTCTAACCCTTCCTCCTTTGAAGATGATTTTTCTTCTTCAGCAGAAGATTCCGAAGCTCCCAGACCAGACTCTACCTGTTCCAGACTTGGAAGAAGTAGAGGGTCTAAATATGGAACGTCTGCCACAGGTGGATAAAAAATTGTTTTAGGCGGTACTAAAGTTTCTGGTATATCAATCTGTGGATAATCCAATTAATCCCAGTTGACTATTTTTTTCGCTGCTGCTTGTTCGTCTGCGGTCATTTCGGTAAGAGTGACAGAAGCATTAACCCAGTTATTAGGGTCAAAGTTTGCTTCCGCTACAACTATTCCATACTTTAGTTCTGTTGTATCGTTTTTAAATGGGTCAAGTAGCTTTAGCCAGTGCTTATCTTTAGCTTTATCAGCTACTTTTTCCATCATACCCACTCCGTTAGAAGCAGTTTTGCCTGTTAGTTCGTGCTTATACCACTTAGTATAAAGTGATTTGACTTCAGAAAATGGTTTAAATTCTTCCATAAGTTTATCCGTTTGTATCTAGTGTAGTCCAACTTGGGAATCCGCAATCATATCCACTGCTATTGTAATCTGATTGCTGATACCAAGAATTATCTCCACCTGTATATACATCTCCAAATCTACTTAGCCAGAACCAACCATTTTCTGTACCATATCCAAGATGACAGAACCCATTTTCCATACATTGTGCGGGTTGGTCAGGCCAGTGAATGAAATAAGGAACCCAGTGATTTTGATATATTAAATAATGCTGTCCATCATTTTCATTTGATCTACTTGGTGTGTAGTTCCAATAACCTGCAAAGAATAATGAACCGAACTCGTCTAATAGGACAACAGAGTTATATGTATTTTCAGGTGTACCTCTAGGAATAATCTCAATTATTTTACCTATCTTCATTTTCTTTTCATTACTACCGCCATCTTGGAAACTAGACCAATTACCTATAGCTTCATTTGGTCTGCTGTTATCTCCACCATCTTCAAAGTCTCCAAAGTCAGAGAACAATATTTCTCCACCAAACCAACCACCTAAACTAGGAGAGTTAGTGTGGCTATTAGGAGAGTTATTAGTGCCTTGTATTCCGTAGTAGTTAGATGCAGTGGAGTATATTTTCTGTTCCATACCAGTAGAACCGCCATCTGTTATAAACCATAAAGTTGAATATCTGACATTAGTACAAACCATATAAATAACTTTCTGGTCATCACTATTCCATAGACTACTTGAGTTAGTAAGTATTCTAGGCATACCATTACCACCTGAACCGCTAGAGTCATACACACCTGTTTGCTGTCCGTAATCTCTAAAGTAACCTGCGTAATAAACTTTGCCATCTTCAGTAAGCCACCATGTTCTACCTTCTGCGTCTCCATCTTGGTTCATTATTATGTGAATTATTTTCTTGCCATTTAAAGGAGAACCGCTAACTGCTGTTACTTCAGCAAACTCATTTCTACTAGATGTGTTATTTAATCCTAGCTGACCTTGATCTCCATAACCTGTCGCCCAACACTTACCTGATTCAGTAATAACCATAACGTGTGTATATCTATAGCCACTACAAGTTACATACAATACTTTCTCGTTATTAAATGCACTAGCGGGAACTCTTTTTGCGTAGTTATTTCCGTTATTAGTTCCATCTCCTAACTGTCCATATCCGTTGTAACCCCAACTGTATAGGAATCCGTTTGTATCTACTGCGTAACTTGAACCATAATCATTACTATTAGTGTCCATAGTATGAGCGTGAGTAGTGACGATTTGTTTAATCTTTGGAAAGTTTGTACCTTTCAACTCTGACGTACTTTCGTCATACCACTTCATAGGTGCTTGCACTTCGTTTCTATCTCTAGTTCCTCCATCTCCCATTAATCCATATCCGTTATATCCACTAAACCAGACCATACCATTTTCACATAAATGATACTTGATAGCTCTATTACCATGAACTGATAAAACTTTAGGGAACCTATGAACTATGTTTCCATTGTCATCTAACATATCGCAGTTATTGCCAAGCAAATCTGTAAGAAGATGAGCATAGTCAGGATTACCTGCTAGTGCCTGTCTTAACTTGTAGCCTTGTACTTTACTTCCTTTGTTTGGGTGCCATCTACTACCATTAGTTGCGTTTTGTCCATCTAATCCAACACCACCACCATATACATAATCGTTACCATCATGATAGAAGTTACCCCATAAATGAGTTTCTCTCTTTCCTATATATCCACCTTGTCTATAGAATCCAGAGTTACAACCATACACATACCCTCGACCTACCTTCTTTAAATAATCAGGTAAAGCTTTTATTGATTCTGTATATACATTACCTGCTTGGTTAGGGAAATTATTAAATTGGAGTATTCCTGCTGTGTTTTGTTGATAGTTTTCTTTTACAGAACTAAGAACACTCTTTTCACTGAAATCTCCACCTCCATAAGAAGGAACAAAAGCTCTATCTTTAATACTGAAAGTTAGAGCATCTCCTCCTCCGTTTTGATCTTCTAAACTTAATGTCTGTGGTGCATCATCAGGAACAGTAAAACTTATAGTTCCTCCATTAGTAATAGAGGTTGGGCTGACACCTTTTTCATAACGACCACCTGTAAGAGTCGGGTTATAGTTTGAGTCAGCAGTATCTTTTATTGAGTAAGTTCTTTGGTTTGCAGGAAATGTAAATGAATAAGTTTTTCCTTTTGAAAGTTTGACAGCAGTAGTTTGTGTTGGCGATCTATAAATCTTAGGGAATTGCTGTCCTCTAGTAAAGTTAGTAGCAAAAATACCATCACTCATACTTGAGTGAACAGAACAGAAATATCTTAAAACATATTGAGAAGCAGGTGTAGGAACCCAAGTTACTGTTGCTCCTGCCTGACCTGCTGTTCCTGATCTTGTTATACCCATCTCAGCTTCAACAGCAACCTCTGGATAAGAACTACCTGTCCAGTGTCTAAAAGCAAAAACATGACCTGTATTACTAGCGTCACTAACATCAAAGATATATTGTGACCCAATTTTTATATCTAGCGTAGGTCTTTCAACAGTTCCAGAAAGACTACCTCCACTTATATGAAACTGATTTGTACCACTAGCACCTGTTGCCACTGTAACTGTATAAGTAATTGATTCATAAGTTTCTCTCTCATCTCCCAGTAACCACCTGACCATACCAGAACCAAGGGCATCTCCGTTACCAGTAAAAGGAGCATAGTCAAAGTTTTTATCGTTTGGTATATCTTGGTCTGGTTTTTCTATTACAGTTATAGATTGTCCTTTCTTACCTATTGGCAATCTTACATTTGCTACTCCGTCATTCTCTCTCATTAACAAGTCGCCACTTGTTGTTAAAACATCAGCAGGGTTAGCAGGAATAAACACTGACCAAAGACTTGTGTAACCTGCTGCGGTAGGACTAAAAGTATTTACGTTATTATTTCCAGTACCTATAAATAAATATTTTGCATTTTGCCAATCAACTAAATCTCCTTTGAAGTAAGTAGTTCCACTTTGCCAAGCTCCTCTATAATTAATACCCAGTGCCATCAAATCACAAACACTGCCAAGATGTGTATTCGCAGGTGGTGTTCCTCCGTTTGCGTTTACATCTGACCTATAAACATAAGTTGACCCTTCGTGATAAACTACGTCATCTTTTTTGTAGGCAGTGCTATTGTTCCACTCCCCCATGAAGTTAAACTTAAGTTTGCCTAAATCAATTTGTGCCATAATTAAATGTCAAGAATAAGGTTGCCAGTGGGTTGGAAACTAATAGCAGGAATACCATTTGAGTTTAGTATATCTTCTCCCAAGAAGAAAGCATGACTTGCCCCATTTTGGTAATAATCTTCTGTTTTGTAAACCTTTTGTGGGGATAATTGATCTCCTGCGGTGCTATATTCCATCACTAACATTCCATCATCTTCACGTTTAAAACCTAGAAATACTGAAACTCTAGCTAAATTTTGAGCAATACCTTTTGCAACATTAGCTTCATCTCTATAACCTTTCGCTTCATTTGCAAAGCCTTGTGCGTCATCTGCGGAGTCAGATGCTTCTTGTGCTTTGGTAGTTGATGTAGTAACAGCAGATTGAGCATTTCCAATACCTGCGTCTAGTTGCCCTTTTGTAACAGCGTCATTTGCATTTGTTGCATCTCCTAAGTTTGTTATTTTATTACCGCCTGAATTGACTTCTCCTGTTAAAGGTAACGAGCCATCTCTTTTTAAAAATAAATCTGTGTATGCTTTGTTTGCAACATCTGTGTCACTGACAGGGGTTTCTACACCACCTATTCTTTTTCCGTTAGCTGTTAGATGTTCTCCGTCTGGTACAATTCCTGCTGCTGCGTCATCTGCATTTTCTTGCTGTGCAAACAATACTTGTCTTAATCCTGTATCAAGATCAAGCTCTGTAAGAACTGAACCATCTTGAAAGTCAACAACTGGCAAACTAATATCAGTATTTCTTTGAAACTTAATCGCAACACCATTTGCAGGAGCAGTGACAAAAGTTAGTTGTTGACCTGTAATTGTATAGTCAGTGTCAATAGTTTTAACTACTTCATCTATTGTTACAGTTATCCCTAGAATGGATATGTATGAAAAGCTAATAGCAAAATTAACTTCAGTTCCGTTTCCTGTGTGATTAGTAAACGTGTTGGTGTTGTTGACAGCCATAGTTAGCTAATAAGAGACTTGGCAGCAAATTGTTCTAATAAACTATTTGAGCTTACTTCTACTATACCTTGGAATATTTTATTATTTCTATCTTCATCTCTAAAAAATTTATCTCTTTTTTCTTGATCTAATACTTTGCTGTTCTTTATCCACCACTCTTTAGCAGAAGTTTTGTAATCATTATGTATTTCTTGTAAACCATCTTTTAAAATCTTTCTTGCTCTATACATGTGATTTATTCTGTCACTATTACTAAAATCATCTTTTGTAAGTTCATTTATATCTTTACCTTCTACGTTTGCAATAACAGCTTTTATATTAATATCCATTTCATTTAAGTCCATTTTTAAGGCATTACCTCTCATTAGCTGTACGAGAATATCATTCTCTTTTATATATCTGTCCATAGCGTCATACATTCTTAATTTCAATGTACCTTTTCTAAACTTCGCAGTATTGTAAATTAAGTCAGCAAGCTCTTCGCTATTCAATCTTAGTTCATTATCAAAGTTATCATCACTCAATAACAAATCATTAGGAGCAGCAAACTCTCCTCCTGTTTCTTGTAGCACTGATAAAACAGGGTCATTGTTAGACACAGTAGAGTATGTCCAACCATCTAATAATGGATTCCACTCGTCTTTACCAAACCCAACAGGTATCTCTACAAACTTACCTGTTATGTGATTTTGTACTGGTCTTGCAAATCTATCTCCATGAGGAGTAAGACTTGCTATTTCGTTAACAAGTCTAGTCGCAAATATCATAGGGTTATAATCTCCTTGAAATTGTCCTTTAGTTATTTTTTTATCAACACGAATATTGCCATCTCGGTTTTGTCCAAAAGCACCTGAGTTAATAGCACCTTTAATAAACTTACCTGTACCACTAAAGGGTACTGCTATTTGAGCAATCCTTCTAGTTATAAATGCGTTCATACGAGAAGGGTCTTCAAATAAAGGTATAAGTTCTGCTATGCCAGAAAGAAATGTTTTATCTACTAAGTTGTCATACATAGCAGCTTGCATAACCTGATACATAGATTCTTTTTCCAATTTCTCTGCTTCTGTTAAATATGGAGCTATTCTTGCAAAATCAGCAGATAAAGCTAGATAACTAGCCCAAGGTTCAAGTCTTTTATAACTTACATATTTATATTTAACTTTTCCATCTGCTCCTCTTACATAGGTAACTTCTGAGTTTTCTCCTTTTTGTAAAATATAATCTAAAGGATTTCTTGATCGTCTTGAACCTTTTGTATTTAATGGGTCAACCTTTCCGTATTTAGCTATTTCTTCTTCAGTTGCAAGAAATCGGAAAGAATATGGTTGAAAACCAGTTGCGAGCATCATCTCTCTTTGCTCTTTATTTTTAGGTAAACCTCCTGTAATTGCTACTCCTGCTTCAGGGTCATTGATTGAAAAAGCAGCAGTTATACCACCCGCCCAAGCAGCACCACCTAAACGTGTTCGACCTATCGCTATAGCTCTTACACTCTTATCTTTTGATGCAACTTCTGCTAGGTGTTCTTTAACAAATCCTATTTCACTTATTCTTAGTTTTTTACCTAAAGGTGTATCTCCTAAAGCAGCAATAGGACTTGCTTTACCAAATTGCTTCATGATATTGATAGGAGTTCTTATAAAAGGAACTATCTGTCTAGCTAACGGATATTCGTTAACAGCATTTTGAAACTGTTTTAGATAATGACCATCTGCTAAATCTTCAGTAAATGTTGATTCTGCTGCATATTTTTGTGCATCTCTATATAGTTTTAAATTTTTCTTAGATAGCTTTCCTTGTACTGATTCTCTGTTTATAACTTTAATAATTTTGTTAAATTCTTTATTAACGTATGCGTTATATTCTGCTCTGTTAGCAAAAGTTTTTGTACCTTTCTCTATAGCTTTTTGAGTATCTTCCCAGATAGTTGCTCTTAAATATGACCTAAAGTTCATTTGTTTAAAGAACTCATCTTCAGCCATTAGAAACCTACTAGGCAATCCGTATGTATCCATAATTGCTCTACCAACTTGACCTTTAGTTCCTTCCCAAGATTCCATCATTATTCTTTCTGCTGACTTACTTTCAAGTATTGATTGACCTGCATCAACAATATTTCTATTAGCTCTAAAAGCAAAACCTGCCATTTTTAAAGACTCCATAGAAGTTGACATTAGGTATTGCAAATCTTTTAAAGCTCTCAATCTAGTTGCATTATCTTCTGCACCTGCAAATTTTGCTATAGGTTTTCCGAATGTATTTATTCCTGTAGATATTAAATTAACTTGATGAGTTACAGGGTTTGATAATATTGAATTTATAAATAAATGATTAGTTATTTTCATTACATCTGAACCCTTTTGATGCTTAAGTATTATCTTTAAAGCTTTAGGATTAGTAGCTGCAAGATGTAATTTTCTTACTACTTGCTGCAAAGCTTTAGTATCTCCTCCATCTGCTAGGTCTAAAATTTGTTGTATATCAAATTCTCCTAAGAAATCTTCTTCATCTACCATTTCTTTAGCAGCTTGTTTTCTTGCAAGCTCTACAGCTTCGTCTTCTGATCTTAGTTTTAATATAGTCTTTAAACCTTTTTGTGGAACTCTGTCAGAAGTTACATTAGATAACGAGAGACTTCTTGATATTGGTGTAATAGCTCTTCGTTTAATATTTAAGACACTATCTAAAAATTTAAGAGTATAGGCAAAGTCTCCTTTTACAACATCATAAGCTTTGCTATCGAAGCTTCCACCTTTCTTCATAGCAATCATGTCGTCTAGTTTACTGGCTAGTTCTCTAACAACGATTGCACTTTCGTTAACAATGTCATTCATAGCTATGATTGCTACTTCTAAATCAATCTCTCCTCCATCTCCGTAAGTTTCCACAAAATCTGATAAAGCATTAATAGTATCTAAAGGTAGCTGAGTTCTTGCTTTTGCCTTCATAGACTTCCATGTTCTACTTTTTGGATTTATGCTTTGTCTAATTGCATCTCCTCTGGCAACAATAAAATCTACGATTGCTTCTTTATTTGCAAAAGCTTTTTCTTTGCCTTTAATAGTTGTTTTAAAATATCTGTTTAAATCTTTAGCATTAAAAGTTCTTGTTATTTTTGACCCTTTTAATGGACTTCCGTACAATGTAGAACCATCTCCACCTAAATAATATTTTTGTAATTTTGGATTAGTTTTTAATTTTTCCATATATATATTTAAATTTTCAATTAAATTCTGATCTTGCAAATCCATTACTGAATCGCCTATATCTCCTCCATCTTTACTAAGAATATTTTTTAATCTTGCTACTATACTATTTCGTGATTTATTATTTCCTGCTCTCATTTCGTACATCTTATCCATAAACAAATCAACCAGTTCATTACCTTTTTTACCTATACTTGTTTTTGTATAGTCAGCAATACCAAAAATAACCTTACCAAACTGCTCTGCTTTTTTATCTAGTCCTGAAGTTTTTATTGTATTTTCAGCAAATTGTTGTATAGCTTTTGAATTTTTAGTTATTCCTGAAACAGTACCACCAATCGCTAATTCTCCAACTATAAAATCATTTGCCATAGCTCTCATTCTGGCTGCCATACGTTCTTCAACTGGTCTTAAAGTTCCGTCTTCGTTATATTCTTTTGGTGCTTGCAAAAAATCTACAATAGTTTTTGCAACGTCTGATCTTTCCCCTACCCAATTAAAAAAGTTTTCTTGGTAAGGGTCATTTAATGCACTTACTCCCGCACCTGCTACTCCATAATTTAATCTTTTAATACCTATTGATTTAGTAAATCCTCCTAACTTTGCTATAGGTATAAGGTATTGAGTTATTGTTTTAGCTGTACCATAGGAAAGACTATTTCTATCATCTTCAGTTTCGGTATAACCTCCAATTAAATTACTAAGAGTGCTTCTTTCGTCTAGTGGTTTGTTTAAAGGTATAAGTTCAAAATCTTGTGTTCGAGTACTGTCATATAAGTCTCCAAGTATTAAATCAACTATGTCATCTCCTAGCTCATAAATATTATTGACATTCTGTATAAGACCATTTACTAAACCTCTATTAATTTTTGATGCAAAGTTTCTTCTGCTTTCATAAATGTATTCATTTACTTTTTCTCTTTTTGATTTATCTGCAAGGATAGCTTCTTGTTCTTCTATAAATTCTTTTTGTGCTGCTGCAATAAAAGCATCATCATTCAATTTATCTTTTGTAAACCTACCTACTTTTTCTTTTTCTGTTTGAGATTCATTAACTGGACTTATTTTTTTTTCTGTTTCAATTTGATCTTTAATCTGGTTATCTTTAATATTTGCATCTATTGATTCTGTATTTAATACAGGTTTTGGATTAAGTTCTAGTTTCGGGTTAGCAGCAACAAGTTCTTCTTTAACTATTTCAACATCTTGGTTAGCTTGTGTTTGTGGATTTAACTCTTCCATAGTTAGTCAGTTAAGAAGTCTTTGTACTTGCCTTTGTTGTATGTCTCCCAAGCTTCAAATCCATATTTATCATATAGACGTTTTGCAGCTATAACATTAATGATAGGGTCATATAGCTCGTCTGGGTCTTCTATTTCAAATAATGGTAATCTTTCTGGTAAATATTCTGGCAACATATTGATTTGCATTAGACCAATAGAAAACTCGTTTTTCCTTAATGGGTCTAAACCAGACTTAACTGTATCAGCATCACTATCTCCTGCTGATTCTGCCATAGCAACAGCACTCATGATTCTAGTTTCTCTATCATCAAAACCTACAGCCGATAACATTTGCTTAATTGTGTCTTGACTAAATCTTTGTCTTGTATCAACATTCTCTAAAACTTTATTTAGTCTTCCTACCAGTACTGCTTTGCTTTCTCTAGGCTTTGCTTCTGGTATGCGTATCTTCTGTCCAACGCTTAAGTTGTTTGCCTGTTCTTCTGTAAAGTTATTAAATTTAATTATCTCTGGATAGCTAATATTTTCATACTTATCTGCTATTACACTTAAATTATCTCCGCTTTGTACTGTATAAACTGCTTGTTCTTTTTGCGTTGTGTCAGCCATAGCTATAAGATCGCCTTCCTTACCACCAAGATTTTGTGGTACATCTGATACGACTTTTTGACCACTAGCTATTTGTATATCATTAACTGGTATCTGTTCTGATTTTCTTAAATCTTTAGGATTTACAATTTCATCTTTATCATTTGCTTTTATAAACTCATCTTCATTACCAGTATCACTAGGTTTCTCATCTGTAGTCTCATCTGAAACATTTGATTTTTCAACATTTTCAGGTTCTTCCTTGGGTGTTTCTTCCTTGTCTAATTCCTTATTATTACCTGCACCTCTGAAATCAGGGTTTGATTCCATGTTTTGACCTTCTGTTGCACTTGTTGTAGT